GTCTACAATTCCAAGACAGGCGGAACGTCATGGAATGTGCTGGGACAGGCTACCAACATTGCTCTCGGGTCCAATTCGTCCATTACTGGCGGAACGTCCATCGTGATCGGGTCCAATGCCTCCTCTGGAGTCGCGGCCAACAACGTGATCGCGATCGGAACTAACGCGGGAAGCAATCTCCCGAATCTCAACAACACCATCTACATCGGCAGCAATGCAGGATACACACCCTCAACATCGAATACGCTTGTGGTGCAATCAACATCGGCCACGGCTCCAACCCTCCAAGCAGATCTCTCCAATCGTCGGCTCGGTGTGGGTATGGTTCCATCCTATGCCTTAGATGTATCGGGAACCATTCGCTCGTCTGGACCAGTGATTTCTACCATCAGTGTCTCAGGAACATCGGCGGCGGCACTCACGCTCACATTGTCTACAGCAACAACCTACTACAGCCTTACATCAACAACGACTGTGTTTGCTCTCACACTTCCAGCAAGTGCACCTCCTACGGGTACATACTGGGTACTCAAGAACAACAGTAGGGTGAATTACACAATTAATGTTACAGGCGGAGTGTTTAACGGAGGAGATACCTCCTACTTCCTCCAGTCGGGTATTGGTACCACAATCGCGTACTCTGGAACATCGGCAGGCGCACCCCTTTCCCCTGCGTACTACACGTTCTAATCCCCTCCCATCCCAACACAATATAAATATAGATGCAAATCTACGACACAAGAAGTGTAGTGGATTTTCAAACATTTACGTTTTCGGGTCACGCCCGTAAACTCGCGAACAAATCACTTCTTCAAAGTATTCAGTTGGGTCACGCCGATTATGCATGTTACTGGACTCTTGAACTCCTGTGTTCAGGTCTCGTGCATTCGATGTGGACCACATTCTTTGAAGCAGCGTCACTGTATGTTCACCGATCCTGCCCCAACATGTTCAACTACCTCGTTGCGCAGTACGAACGGTTCGCCGAAATTGAGCAGATGTACACGCTTCATACGATGACGGAGATCCGCAATCGCGACGATGCACGTCTCCTAGTCTGTGAAGTCGCAGTGGTCCTGGCTACGGCAAAGAAGCAGAAGACGATTACCTTACCAACCATCAAGGCCGAACACGATTTCTTACCTGAAACCGTCAGGGAAAACCTGAGAGCAACGTCGCAGATGGTGAGCACCCCTTTTCTGAAAGCCGACGATCCTTTTGAACTCAAGATTCCTTTCAATGAATTCTGTTTTTCTATTCAGACCCGTGATACCCAGCGGGCATTTTACTGGCTTTCATGGATTCTGGCGTACGCTCGCGAACAGAAAAAGCGGACCAAGCAGGCCGTTGTGGTCGCGGAACGAAAGAGTCCTTACTATTCCTCTAAGTATGCGAAACATCTCATCTGGATGATCTGGGATGTGATTAATGCCCAGAGCAATACGTATGTTGAAGCCCTGTTCAAGCTGTATACCTTGCGCTGGGAACCAGGAACCTCACGAGCAAAACAGACGTTCCTGCTGACGGCTATTCTATTTGTGACTGAACCCCTAGATTCCCGCGAACCTGCTAAGAGGGACGAAGCCGCGATCCCGCCAATGCTAGCAAAAATTCCCCAGTTGCTGGAAACGATACAGGCTACGCGCAATACTTTCCAAGCTAGAGAGTAAATGGCTGGCCCTACTGCTGCACAGAAACTCCAGATCTCGGCGTTCCAGGGTCTTCTATTCTACATCCTGGCGAACCCCATTACGTTTCGCGTCATGGACGGTCTTGTGACGTCTATGACGGGACCGTATACCACGTTCCGCATCTTTGAGAACGGCCTGCCGACAGGCTTTGGTCTCCTCCTCCACTCCGGGGTCTTTTTCGCGGTGACTCTGGGTCTCATGTATGTTTAGTTTAAACATACCACGCTTACCTATACAAATGTACCGCATCACGAAGATGGGGATGGTCTACATGAAGCCCACGATTTCGTATACAACTAGTTTTCTTTGGTGTGGAACCCAGTGTTTGAATCCACACGAAAGGACGTGCCGAACCTTTCATCCTCAAGGGGACGGATCAGTAAAGATTGAGATGCTTCCGTACCCCAATGTTTTGGATCGGATTGATTCTAAGGAGGAGGTCGTGGTGCAAAAGTATGCAGATGGTTCCTTTTCAGAGAACGATGATCTGTTTACGCCTTCTTCGCCTTCGCAGACGAAAACCACGACGGACAGCACTTCTTCACCTCGGCCAGTGCAACGTTCGCAACCTTCCCGAGTTCGGCCTTCACGAGTTTAACAGCCTCAATGACGTAAGGGAGGGACACGTCACACCACACAACAAGCTGAGTCTTCTGCTCCTCAGACAGGGGAGACTCGCGAATAGCCTTCTTGATCTCATCCACAATGAACTTTGCCTTGTCCTCATCGGAACGGTCGGCGAGGATCTCTACCTCAGCGATCTTCTGAATCACAAACTTCAGGAGATCCGACCGGTTGGCGAAGTCAACCGCCGCCGCCACGACCTCTGTAGCAGCGGAGACGGGGGCGGGGGCAGGAGCAGGAGCAGGAACAGAATCAACAGGTACGGTGGTTTCGGGAGCAGGAGAAGGTACAGGGTCGGACGACATCGTGTTTGTGTTTAATTTTAGGCCTTACAAAACTTTCAATAGAATAACTCATGGAGATCTCTGATATCGTGTATCTCGCATTCGCAACAATCGTGGTCATCGTCATTCTTCATGTGGGAGTGTTCTGGGTATCTCGACTCATTCAGCCGCCGAAGCCTAAGATCGTGTATGTAGACCGTACCCCTACCCAGCCAATTGTTCCTGAGGTAGTATCTGCTCCCATTCTTCATGCACCCTCCGCCCCTCCCCCTCCCATGCAATCTATGGCTCGTGAGACACCCCAGACAATGAGTATCCCGACGTACGACATGCCTCCTCCGATTGTTCAGACGAACAAGCCACAGTCGGTAGCAGCTGCTCCTACTTACGAACTTCCTCCACCAATCGTTCAGTCAAATAAGCCAGAAGCTCAGCTTCCTCCACCGCTAGAGACTCGTAATGTTGATCAGGTAGGATTCACAGGTAAGAAGGGTGCCCCACCGCAGTAGACATTTTCACAGTAGCTACTATACTAGATAAGAATGAACCGTCTGAGGACGCTGTATAAATGGGATACGTCATTCCGTATGACTCGTCAAGGGAAGGTTGGTCAGTATTCCATCAAGGTTCCCCAGGGTGGCGGAATTCCTGGATGGTTATGTCTGACTCGCGACGAACAGTCAAACCCAATTGCTCTTTGGATACCGCGAAAGGAGCAGCCAGTACCCCAGCCTATTCGTGTGGTGTGGGATCACCGGTGTTTTGAGGATACGATTTTGCGAGTCGAGTATACACCTACGCATGTGTACCTAGCAGATGCGTGGATGTTGAATGGAACCTCTTTGTTTATGACGACAACCTTCAGTCAGCGACAGGATATGTTGAAATCGTTGTTGTCTATGTATACACCCTGCCCCGAATTTGAGACCCGTAAAATCCAGCTGCGTGACGATACTATGGACGATATTCGGGGGTACGAGTACTATACAAATACCGAGGCTGAAAAGGGTATTTTTGCAGAATGCAGAAAGGAAGAAAAATTGAAGTACGAGATTGTGGCTACAGATATCCCTGATGTGTACAGGGTTGCTGATGTTGGATACCTCCGCGTTCGAACAATGGCCTTGTCGAAAAAGCTCAGGACATTCGGGAGAGTCTTTGCCCTAGAGTGCGTCCAAAACGATGATGGAACATGGACGCCAATAATAGATTCTCTACCCTCAAATACAAATGGCTCGTAAACACACAAAGAAAGTCGCCGGTCGTCGTCGCCGTCTTCTTACCCTCAAGAAGCGTGGGGGCGGATACGGGTTTGGGGGCTCTGTCCTCTCTGATGTTGGCGGCCCGAATGCGGGCAATGCTCTTTGGGATTCGGATACGAGCAAGGACTGCGGAGTTGCCGGCCGTGGTGGAAACAATACGCTGGCGGGAGGTCGCCGTCGTCGGCATGGTAAGGGCAAGAAGACTGCTGGACGCCGCCGTCGTCACCGCGGAGGTGCACTAGCTCTCCAGCAGCCCCGTACAGGGTACACCTTTAACGGAAGCGGAGTAGCGGGAACGGCCGATACTGTTCCGGTTGGAAGCCCTGTGACCGCTGTTTGATATTAAATATCTTTGAGTGAATTAATGAAGGCGAACGTAGATACAGCCGTAGCAGCTCTACTCTTACTGATATCCATCGTATTCCTTGTTCAACGTCGTGTCGGATACTTAGCTGTATGGCTACTTCTCGTCACGGTGGTTATTGGATATGGAGTTCGGATGCCCCTAACATTGGCCGCGACCCTCGGTATTGCGACGGTTGCCGCTGTTGTTCTTCTATCCGGCCAGGCCCTGCGTGAAGGGTATGAGAACCCCAATGAGTCCAAGGACAAGAAGAAAGAGTCCAAGGACGACAAGAAGGAGGACAAGGAGCCGAAACCTCATTCGTCTTCCAAGAGCGATAAGGTAGAGGATAACAATATAGATGCCCACATTGATGCGGGAACAACTGTATTGCATGCGTTCCAGAAACTGAACCCCGAGCAGGTTCTGCAGATGCGTGATGATACAAAGGAGCTGATGGAGACCCAGCAGCAGTTGATGGAGACACTGTCGTCGCTCGGCCCTCAGGTCAAGCAGGGTGCTGAACTGGTGAAGAGTTTCCAGGGAATGTTCGGTGGAAATCTAACAGAGGTCCTGAAGCAGTGAAGCCCCAGCTGCATACTTGAAATACTGATGCCCAGAATCTCGCGATCGGATATCTAGGAGTGGGACCCCGTACGCATGGGTGAGAATTTTCCATACAAGAATCGTTGTGCCGAGATTGTAGTGTTCTACTACCTCGCTCCAACGTTGTATGGCTGATACTAGAACCTGCAGAGAGGACGCAATGTACCAGGCTAGAGTGGTAAACGACATATCATGAGTTCCTCCAAAGTAGGTGTACAGAGTGGGAAAACCAAGATAACACACCCAGAACAGAACATGGCCAACCGGCTGAATCAAAATGGTCGCATACGTCATCGCATACTCTAGGAAATTTGAAGACCAGAGTGTCTTCTCGAGTTCCAGATATTTCCAGACAACTGATCCATGATTTGGATGTTCAATCATCCTTCGTAGAGGGCTCGGGCTCATCCTCGGAAGCGGGAGGGTCATCAATTACAATACCGTCTGCAGGAAATTCCTGCGTCTCAAACGTCTTGGGGTTAATGTAGTACCAGGTCTTGCCTTCGGAAGAGGGCATGATGGTGGTGAGAACTTCTGGAGTTACATGGTTGTCGTAGGCGATGAGGCAGTTAAGCTCTTCAGTGCAGTCGGTAAGAGCAGCTGCAGACTCGCCAAACCCGATGTAAAGCCACGGAGGAGGTGGTGCGATAAATAGTTCAGCAAGCTTATATGGTGAACGCCAGTGAATACCATCAACCCAATGAACTGCAATCTTGTGGACCTGATGAAATCCAAGCGTCTTACGAACATCATGGAGAAGAAATTGCGTCTCACCACGAGTGATATCTAGTTCATGATAGTCTGGAACTGAGATCTTGTACCCATTCTTGTCGTACAAGGACCAAGCCATCGTCTCGTACGTAGGATTACGGCCGTAGACACACACCTCAACCGCGTAGTAAACATTGACGACCGCATGAAGAATCCACGAACCAACCGTCTCAATAGCATCTTCAAAGCGAGGCATTTTTATGTTATATACAACTACGCCGTAAAACCCTCCATCATCGCCCGGTCTAGCTGAAGACCGATCGCAATGGATGTTCCGAGAGCCGTGACGAGGAACGGCATGGCCATCAGGAACCACGCCACAATACCAAGGTTGAGGCGGCACAGGAGATCAAGGATAAAGACTGTTGCACCGCCGAAGACAAGCTTTGTTGCAGCTGTTACGAAGGCAAAATCTGCTATGTCTAGGCCAAGCTGAACAGCAACGAAGAGGGCATAGAGGAGAGCCGGGGGGCACAGGCCATCAATGAATTTCATTTTCGTGCTTTATGTAGTATACATAAAATATGAGCAGCCAGGTAGAGCAGGTGATGTTGTATACGGGAGTAACACAGGAGGAGGCAGAGAAGGCACTGAAACAGTACCCCGACAGTATTATTGACGCGATTGCGTCGCTAACTGTTGTTCCGGCTATTTCGGGGACAAAGCATATTCCGCCGCCGCCCAAGGTTGATGATGGTCACGACGATGCAACCCGTGAGCGAATTCGTCAGGGTCGGATTCTAGCTGATATTCTTACCTTCGCACCGCAAAACGACCTCCGCGGAAAGGCATCGCACTACCCCGTGAAGGTGGAACAAACCGCAACTGAGGAGTGTAAGCAGCCCCCTGCTGTCCAGCCGCCGCCTTCGAGTTCTCAATAGTCACAGCAAATTGAACTGCATACTCTTGGAACTTCCGTTCAATATCATTAAAATCTGCAAAGACATTCATATCATATGTCTTTTGGTATGCACGACGCGATGCTTCAGCATACGTAGAGACATCGTCTAATTGATTGATTGTATCGACCCACTCATCCACATTCAAATTACTAAGAGCATACTGACTATCTCCAATCCATTCCTGCATACCTTCTGTTGTTCCTGATGGACGAGACGTCTGAGGATTTTTATCTGCCGATGGTTTTGTGTAGATTACTGGTATGCCGTTATACATTGCTTCAAACGCAACTCGTCCCCAACTTTCATAAAAAGATGGTACAATGAGGATACGTGTCCGGGCTAGGATTATCCGTATATCATCTTGAAGATTAATCCATTCAATATTTGGGATATTTTCTGGAACATTGATATTATTGTAGTACGGGCGAACACCAAGAAACTTGCGATCTGGAAACCTGCCCGCGAGTTCTATAAAGAGGGGAAGTCCCTTAAGCATGTTCGCATTAATCAACGTAATACAGTTACCTGTAGGAACGGCTCCTCGTTCATTAAACTTGATTTCATTTTCGATCATAGCAGGGCGAATGCTCTCTACGATCTTGAATGTAGGTGAAATAGGAACATTGTTCACAATATAATTCCGAATATGATCAGAGATGATCCATAGAATATCCGTCCACTTCCCTGCACGTGCATATGGAGCAATACTCTGAGTATCTTCTCCGAAATGCATAGTTGTAACTAAAGGCTTCTGAAAACGCTCATTTAGACGACGTACAAGTTTCATAATTGGAAAATGGGGAGTTGACCATACACCTGCACTATTCAGTTCATTTTCGGCGTTTGTATAGTAGACCCAGGGTAAACCACGGTAAACCCCACGTAGAGGATTTCGCCCTCGATTAGCGGTAACAAAGGACACCGTATGACCGCGACGTTGCAACTCTTTTGCTATAGCGACGTCGTGGAAGAAAGCCCCACATGGGTCGGGCATGATTTGTGCAAAAAACACAACTTTCATCTCTTTCTTTAATCAGAGACTGCTTTCTGACGAACAAGACGCGTCGGATCACCTCCGCGAGCCCATGGCTGGACGAAGCTATTCATTGTCTGCATCTCGTCCTTGACCTCCTGAATAAGCGGGTCAAACTGCTGGGGGAAGAACTTATCAGTCACTGTTGAGCACTCCTTACGAGTACGAATAGGGGCACTCTGAATCAGCTGGCTTTCAGTGTCCTTATTTGCCGCCGAAGGACCGCCACCCATATTGGGAGTCGTGGCCCAGGGACGAGCAAATGTCTGCTGGTGTCCCTTGAGACGCTGGGTTCCAGGATCTCCGAGAGCTAAGCGAGAATAGAGGTCTACATCGCATCCACCGGCTGCGGTGTTTCCGAAATTACCCGTGTAATTCATCGTGACGAACGAAGACGCAAAATCTGCAACGCGATCAAAGTCCTGGCATGGCTGAGGGGCAGGGCGAGCAGTAGTCATGTAATAATCCTGCTGAGCCTTATTATCGCGGAAATCGTAGTCCATCTGAGTTACATCCGACTTGTAACGAGTCGGGGCATAAAACCACGAAAGCGGGTTTGATGTCTGAGGCTCCTGGTCGGTCATCTTATTCTTTAAAACGGATAAACTTTCAGGGAGGTAACAGTGAAAAGTAACAGGATGTCCATTCTCATGCCATGCGACTGGGTGGAAGAAGATGAGTACGGAAAGAATTATATTATCAACATTTATGGTCGCACCGATGAGGGAGATACAGCTATGCTTCGGGTGCGCGGGTACAAACCCTACTTCTATGTTGCGTCGGAGTATGATTTCTCCAGCGAAGATCATGGAATCTCAAGCTTGAAGGTCACACATCTTGAGAAGTTCGATGTGTTCGCCGGATACAACGGGTACCTTCCTACAAAGGTTCAGAAGGTGGAGGTGGAGTCACTCAAGGATTTCAGGACGGCTACGAAGTATGCGAAGGAAGCGAAGGAAGATGGTAAACTCATCTATACTGTCTACGAAGCCAATCTCCCTCCACTCCTACGATTCTACCATGACCGGGAGATTCTCCCTGCTTCGCCGGTAGCGTTTGTGGCTGGACCAAAAATCAAGGGGATGGAGAAGGCGTGGTATGTAGATCTTGTAAACATCAAGAGCAAGTCGAGTGCCGATACTCCTCTCAAGATCGCAGCATACGATATTGAGTGTACATCAGAGAGCGGGAACTTTCCTATTCCTGAAAAGGATCCAGTGATCCAGATCGGGATTACCATTCGTTGGTCCAACAATATGATGATGAACGTAGCACGCAAGGTGTTTGTCTATGGAACGGTCAGTCCTTCTGATGATAAGTCGGTGATCTTCCAGGGCTATCCAACAGAGGGTGATATGATTGAAGCCTTTATGGAGTATGTACAGGATGCAAATCCCGATGTGATTTGCGGATACAATACGTATGGCTTTGACGATCGGTTCTTGGCGGAACGGGCAATTCGAAATGGGCTGACTCCTAATTTCGGTCGCGGAACCTTCTGGGGGAGGGAGTCTACCGAAGAAGAGAAACGAAAGAAGTACCTTCAGAAGAAGACATTTGAGTTGGCGTCGGGGAAGTATGAGGTTGAGTACCTTAAGACACAGGGACGACTCACGATTGATCTTCTCCTGAACATGCGTCGTGAACATACGCTAGACTCCTACAAACTAGATAATGTTGCATCCGTGTTCCTCCGCGATAAGGTCTTGAAGTTTGAGGGAACAGTAGTTCATACCAAAACTACTCGTGGTCTGAATGCGGGGAACTACGTTCGCTTTGATCTAGTGGGAAATACTGTGAATCCGTACCAGGAAGGTCGTAAATTCCTCGTCAAGAGCACAACATCCAAGACATTCACTATTGACGAATCGGAACTGTTCTCGGATCTAACGGACGATGAAAAGAAGATGCTTGAATGGTCGTTCACTAAGGATGATCTTCATCATCTGGAACTATTTGCGAAACATAAGGGAAGTGCCGCTGATCGGGCAGTCATTGCTAAGTACTGTATTCAGGACTGTGATCTTGTTCTGACGCTGATGGCGAAATTGGATACGTTTGTGAATGCACGAGGTATGGCGGATGTATGCTTCGTGCCTCTCCAGTACCTCTTCTTGCGGGGACAGGGAATCAAGATCTTCTCACGCGTGGCGTACGAGGCGTCCAAGCGTAACCAAATTATTCTGACGCAGGAGGCACTAGGAGGTGAAGGAATTGGGTATGAAGGAGCTATTGTCATCTCGCCAAAGATCGGGATGTATCTAGACACGCCGATTGCTGTTCTAGACTTTAACAGTCTGTACCCATCCTCCATGATTGGGGAAAACCTGTCCCCCGATACATTCCTATTCAAGAAGGTCTAAAGCAATACTGGAAGACTAATACCAGAAAAAACTGAAGGTGTGTCGGCGGACAAGCTGAAGGGCATTTCCGGGTACCGCGAAATCTCGTATGATGAGGATGGGAACAAGTGCGTGTGTGCGTACATGCAACCCACGCCTGATCAACCCTTGTCGTTCGGGCTGATTCCGATGGCTCTTCAAATCATGTTGAAGAAGCGAAAGGAGGCAAGAAAGAAGATGGAAGATCCAGCACTGGACGACGCCCAGAAATCGGTGTACAACGGTCTTCAACTGGCGTACAAGGTGGTCGCAAACTCCATTTATGGTCAGCTGGGGTCACGGACATCGCCGATTCGCAAGATGTGTGTGGCTGCATGCACAACAGCTGTGGGGCGGCGTTCTCTTCTCTTCGCCAAGTCCACAGTGGAAGCTGACGGAGCCGAGGTAGTGTATGGCGACACAGATTCTATCTTTGTGAAGTTTCCCGGAAAGGATCTGGTGGGTGCGATCAAAGCAGGTCAGGATGCAGCTGCGAAGATTACGAAGGGCTGTCCACATTCGGCATTTGTGATCGGGTACGAAAAGACGTTCTATCCGTTCATTCTATTCTGTCGCAAGCGATACGTTGGGATGAAGTATGAGGAAGATCCTACGAAGTGCAAGCGTGCCTCCATGGGTATTGTCTTGAAGCGACGAGACAATGCCCCCATAGTCAAGGATGTGTACGGCGGTGCCCTGGATATTATTCTGGAAGACAAGGATGTTCGAAAGGCAGCCGACTTCGTCAAGACGATGTTGATGAAAGTCTTGAAGTCGGAGTTGCCGATTGAGAAGTTCGCAGTGACGAAGCAGCTTCGTGATGATTACAAGGCGATGGCCAAAGGGTATGATGGTTCCGCAACAGTGCCTGCCCACCGGATTCTCGCTGACCGTATGACCAAGCGTGATCCGGGAAATGCTCCATCGGTCGGCGAGCGCCTACAGTACGTTTACATTCAGACCGACAAGAAGCTCCAGGCGGACAAGATCGAGACAATTGAGTTTATGCAGAAGAACAAACTGAAGCTGGATTCGCAGTTCTATATTACGAACCAGATACAGAACCCGGTAGCTCAGCTGTTCGCTCTCTGTATTGAAAGTCTGGATGGGTACCGCGAGCCTCGTCCATCGTATTCTAAAATGCTGGAGGAGTCAATGGAGGATGGTACGGATTTGGAGGAAGCGACACTAGGTGTTCTGAAGCACAAGGAAAAGCAGTTGGATTCCCTACTGTTTCTCAAGGCGGGTTACTTGCAGGATATATATCAGGAAAGGAAGGGTCAGAAAACTATAACATCAATGTTCAAGAAGTAAGAAAGGTTTAAAAACAAGTAGATTCAACATACAAGATGAATAATCATCATAATATCCGGGATTATCAACTGGATGTTCTTTCTGACCTAACATTTTCACGTGCCTCATTTTTTCGTCGCCATTCGGGTATCCCTCTTCACCTGATCCGCATGTATCTCAACAACGAGACGCAGATGATGAATCTTCTTGATCGTCTGTCTCGCCCTCCGCTGCAGCCACAGCCCCTTCCGCCGATTCAGACTACATCGCTTGATATTCCGATCAACCTTATTCAGCTACTTTTTGGGTCAAATGCAACTGTGGGTCTTGGGCAGGGACAGGGCATTCAGAATCAGTTCTGGGACGCTGTGACGATCGGTCTGACTCCCCAGCAGTTTGCAGCAGCTACTCGAGAGTATCAGAACACGGATCTGGCAGAGGAGGATCAGTGCTGTATTTGCCAAGAGAGTATTTCCACAGAAGCTTCTGTCGATACTCTATGCCCTGGTCCTGCACTAGGCGACGGGGTGACCGTCACAAACCACCATAGTCTACATCGCCGATGTGCGACTGCATGGTTTGCGATTAGTACGAAGTGTCCAGTGTGTCGGGCAGATTTACGAACACTGAACCCAACTAATACAAATGCAGGAACAACCGCCAACGCCAACGCCAGTGCCCCTGGCGGAGAACCCGATCCTTCAGCCTCTGGTGGTGGTGTGCACCCCGACGTACAATCGTAGGTTCTGCCTTGATTTTTCCGTAGAGTGTTTCAAGCGTCAGACATACCCCAATCTCCACTGGGTCATCATTGATAACTCGGACGATCCCGAGAAGGATTGGTCACCTATCCAGGAGAAGGAAGGAATCAAGGTTACGTATTACCATATCAAGACCCGCAAGCCAGTAGGATTTCTTCGTAATGTCTGTCTCAAAGAGGCACTGAAGCTCTCTCCCGAATTCATTGCTTTCTGGGATGATGATGACTACTACATGCCCCAGCGTATCAAGGTATCTGTAGAAGCCCTGCAGAAGAGTCCTCAGCACGATATCATTGGGTGTGCGGTCATGACTGTATTCCTGACCCGCGAGAATGTCCTAATGGATGTTGGTCCGTACGGACACAATCATGCAACGGCCGCTACGTACTTGTTTCGTGCGAAGTGTGCCGAGACCCGGTATTTCCTGGACACGGCAAATAAGGCTGAGGAGGGAACATTTACCCGCGACTGGACTCTGGAAATGATCATGCTTCCAGCAACTGATATTCTGCTTGTTCTTGGTCATGGTTTCAATACCGTGAACAAGAGCGAGATTTTTGAAGATCAGCGTAAGTTTGGCGGTCGTATTCACAATGCCGATAACGCCAAGAACCTTGTGCGGTTTCAGTGGGTCAAAGATCCCAGTATGTGGGCGATACTCCGTAAAACGTTTCTTGATGCTTGAACAGATCGGCAATCGTATCTCCAGTCAGAGGAATCTGCTGCAGAGTATCTGACTGCCCGTACTGAAATCTATTCATAAGCCGTCGCACATCGTGTTGACATTCTTTCACAATTTTCTGGAACTCTGCAAACTCCATGGGAGCATGGGCCTGCAGGTTTTCATAAATGTCTCGGGCGTTCAAGGGCATGCATCTGTGCAGGGTAATGTGTTCGGGAGCACGTTTAAAGATCACAGGAATCTCATTGGATGTACAAATAATTGGAACAACACGTTTGGGATCTCGAATCCATTCCAGAACTTTTCGCTGAGCGTGTGGATCGCTTCCGTCAATCTCGTCGAGAATCACACAGGTCTTGCGAGGTTTGGCGTATTTGAGAATTGAAGTAAACGACACTGGAGCCATACACGAATCGCGGAGAGATGTTACATCTTCATGGGATCGTAGAGATCTAGATGCGTTAATTTCCAGGGGTTCATATTCAAATGTTCGAGCAGCAGCTAGAGCCATCGTCGTTTTTCCAATACCTGGAGACCCAGAAATCAGAACACTTCGTCCTCTGGGATTTTCTTCCAAATAGGTTTGAAGAATAGATTTGGCTTCAGTGTGTCCAATAATATCATTAAATGTTTGAGGCCTATATGTTTCTGATAACATTGTGTAGTTCTTATACCTCTACTTACAAAGTCCTTTCCAGGTTGTACCACACGAACGTGCGATATCGCACTCCTGACCTTTGTATCGCTCTGGATCAAATGGTTTGCACTTTGTATGATACGAAGGATGGCATTCTCCGCACTTGAATATCCATAAATCAGGACAGCAATTCACGGGTCCTGCAGGCTTTGTAATAATAATTGTAGGATTGGCGAGATTCAAGTACCCCCAGACAAACAGGGCAAAAACACCAATCGTTACAAGTATAATTACGGCATCTTTTCCGTAGGTCGTAAAGAACTCAGACATTCTTCTTCTATTTAATTACAAGAGTATAATGAGCGTCGGAGCAGCTCGACACGTCTGCAACACCTACTATACAACCACATTGAATCCAATAGTCCAGCATCACGTTGACTCGTACAATGATTTTGTAGAGCGGCGTATTCCCGTATTTCTGAAAGCGTCGAACCCTATCAACCTTGTTCTGGGCGACGAAAGGGCTATTCGCGTCTACATCGGGGGCAAAGACGGTAAAGCTCTGGGATACCGTCCACCGCTAGATAACTTGGAGGCGGCGTTGATGCCGAATACATGTCGGGTAGAAAACAAGACATACTATCTTGACTGTATTGGCGATATAGAGGTTGAGTATGCGGTGGGAGCAGACGTAGAGACAGCGAAGTTTGAGAAGGTTCTCCTAGCCCGCATGCCTCTTATGCTGAGGTCAAAATTCTGTCATCTGTCGGCTCTCACTCCTCCCCAGGCCTACGAACAGGGAGAGGACTACAACGAGCTGGGTGGCTATTTTGTTGTTGATGGCGGCGAGCGAGTTCTTCTGACTCAGGAGCGGCTCGGAAACAATATTTACTACTCATCTCGTCGCAAGATTGTCTCGGCACCCACCGACGAAGAGCAAGTGGGTGGAAAGACGGAGGAAAAGGGAGAGGAGTACGAATACATCGCCGGTCTCCGGAGTGTATCGGAAGATGGAACACGTGGACCCTACTCACATTTCTTAGTGATTCCTCCCGCGAAACGCGAGATGTCTCTGGCGGAAATTGGACAGCGGAAGGGAACACAGATGGAGATTAAAGATTATGGGACCACTCGTATCCGTGGAATGCCTGTGATCACCCTTCCAGGATTTTCCATTCCCGTTCCTGTTCTGAGCGTCTTTCACATGCTAGGTGTTACCACAGACAAGGATTTATATGATGTCCTCCTTGCAGGTATTCCCTACGAAGATCGCTCAGTATACGATGATCTCTTCCTCCAGTTTGTACTTGGACACAAACCTGAGAAGTCAGATCTAGAAACCCTGAAAGTTGCGACAAAAACACGTAGCGAAGAAGAAGTGTTTTTCAATCTGCAGGGTATGCTGCTTCCTCATGTAGAAGCAGATGCATCGGATGATACAGGTACACTCTTCCGTCGGAAAGCTTATAGTCTTGGATACCTGTTCCGTATCTGTATGGATGTTGCCCTCGGAATCAAGAACCCTTCGGATCGCGACCATTTCCGCTTCAAGCGGTTTGACGTGTCCGGCGATCTCTGTTTCCAGGAGTTCAAGCGGATCTACAAGGATATGGCCAAAGATATGAAACTCAAGATGGATACCCGTATTCACTACGAGGAACGAGTATACGCCGGCAAGGGCATTACCACGCTTCTTCAGCGTGAGAACCTTGGATTTTACTGGCGTGCCTACGAATTCAATAACCAGTTTTCTAAATCGTTCAAGAGCACGTGGGGTGGGAAGAACGGTATTTCTCAGATTCTGAATCGCTTTTCTACTCTCGGCACGGTATCCATTCTACGCCGTTCCAATCTCCAGATGGACCCATCCGTCAAAGCTCTGGGAGCTCGGCGGCTGCACGGAAGTTCGTTTGGTCTTACTTGCCCGTCGGATGTCCCCGACGGTCGTGATGTCGGTATGAAAAAGCACCTCTCACTTCTGGCTGTGGTTTCAACCCAAACTCCATCGGCAGACATCAAGAAGATTCTAGCAGCACATTCAGGGTTCCGAAAAGTCTCGGAGGTCCACCCTTCTACTTGGAATCCTTCGTGGACGCGAGTCGTTGTGAACGGAGATATCTACGGAATTATTGACGACAAAACGTCGGTGGTTTACGGAAAACTGATTGAACACCGCCGATCAAACCCTGGCTTCATATCCGTAGCCTGGAATCGTACAGACAACGAACTCATTCTTTCATCTGATGCTGGGCGTCCTTCCCGCCCTGTCTACCGTCCCGGAACAACGGCGGATGAGGTCCTCTCCAAGAAGACATGGACCGATATGAATTCTCTCTTTGATTACGTAGATGCCGATGAAGCAGATACTATACGTATTGCGATGACCCCAATGTCCAAAACCCTCCCATCCGAAATTCATGGAGTATTCATGCTCTCCCCTCTTTCAGCCGTCATACCGTTTGCTGATCACAACCCCTCTCCACGTGTAGCCTTTTCGTGTGCCCAGAGTCGTGCAGGAGCATCGTGGTATCACTCTAATTTCAACAAGCGGTTTGATACTATTACTCTCATTCTGAATTCTCCGAAACGGCCTATTTGCGAGACTTGGCTGTACCCTCACATTCTTGGACGCGGAGGATGTTTGCCGTACGGTGATAACGTCATTGTGGCTATCTCTACGTACGGAGGATACAACCAAGAAGATTCTGTTATTCTGAATGCAGACTCTATGAAGCGTGGAATGTTTGGGACCACATACTTCCACTCGTACACGATCACCGAAGAGATGATCAATGAGACTATGAAGACGCACACCGAGTTTGGGAATCCGGTATCCAAAGACTTGAAACTCAAAGCAGATAAAGACTATTCCAAACTGGACGAGAATGGGATTATTCGGCTGGGGTCGGACGTTGATGAAAACACAGTGCTAGTAGGTATTCTGTCCGGAACTTCCGATGCTTCGGAACTTCCCAAACGTGGTCAGCGGGGACGGGTTGACGGAATTCAGTTTTTTGATATGGCGGTAGGATTTGGGAAGGAAAAGACAGTTCTGCGTGGCGTGAAAATCAGGATTGCCGAAATGCGTACCCCTATTCTTGGCGACAAGTTTAGTTCTCGGGCAGGTCAGAAGGGAACGGTGGGTATGATTCTACCGGAGTCTGATATGCCGTTTACCGCGAAAGGACTGCGTCCTGATCTGATTCTGAACCCTCACGCTATTCCCAGTCGCATGACGACAGGTCAAATGTTAGAATCCATGTCTGCCCGCATCGGAATTACACTGGGCACGATGATTGATGCAACTCCCTTTTCTGCTCAGAATCAGTCGGAGGAATATCGCGAACTTCTTCGTAAGATTGGTCTGGAACCCAACGGATCGGAAATCATGTACAACGGCATGACGGGAGAACAGATGGAGATGGAAATCTTTGTGGGTCCAACGTACTACCTCCGTTCCAAATTAATGGTAGAGGATAAGATCAATTACCGCGATACGGGTGCGAAAACGCTCCTCACTCACCAGCCCCTAGAAGGACGGTCGGCAGGGGGCGGCCTGCGTATCGGTGAAATGGAACGTGATGCTCTGATTGCCCACGGTGTTTCAGGGTTCATTGAAGAGTCATTTATGTTGCGTTCTGACGAGTCTGAAGTTCTTTACCAGCCCTCCACCGGACTCCTAGACACTACAGGTGAAGGACCAACTGAAACTTTACGTATGCCTTACGCTATGAACCTGTTTGTAAAAGAATTAGAGTCAATGCATATTCGCACAAATATTATGGGCATTTAAGAGTATGACGAGTGATATAGGTAAGAAGATGTACGTGACCAAGCGTGACGGACGGCGTGAAGAGGTCTCTTTTGATAAGGTCCTCCATCGCATCCAGACTCTAGCGGTTGGTCTCGAGCATGTAAACCCTGTATTGGTCGCACAGAAGGTCTGTTCCCAAATTCATGACGGGATTCAGACGGCTGAGCTAGATGATTTTGCTGCCGAGACAGCTGCTATGATGGTGGGTCGTGCTCACCCTAATTACGGTAAGTTGGCTGCATGTATTGCGATTGATAACCACCATAAGAATACTCCTGCTACATTCCAGGAGTGTGCCGAGATGCTCTGTGCCCAGGGAATTGTCTCCCAGAAGATCTGCGAGGTTTCCCGTATGCAGGGGATCCAGGAGATGATCGATTACAATCGTGACTTTGAGTTGTTTGATTACTTTGGATTCAAAACGTTGGAAAAGAGTTATCTTCAGAAAGTGGGTGGTAAAGTGGTGGAACGCCCTCAACATATGTGGATGCGGGTGGCAGTAGAAATTCACACGGACGAGTTTGCGACAGAGCATTATGGGTATCCTGTTCAGTACGTTCCCAATATGCGACGCATTGCTGAAACGTATGATGCTCTCTCCAAGGGGTACTTCATTCATGCGACTCCCACGCTCTTCAATGCGGGTACCAACCATACTCAGCTATCCTCGTGTTTCCTGCTGGACATGGAAGAGGATTCTATTCGGGGGATTTACAAGACGCTGGGAGATTGTGCCCAGATTTCCAAGTGGGCAGGCGGCGTAGGTCTGGCGATCCATAAGATCCGTGCTAAGAATTCCCGTATCAACGGGACAAACGGAGCATCCACGGGCATTGTTCCCATGCTTAAGGTGTATAACGACACAGCTCGCTACGTCAACCAGGGCGGGAAGCGTAATGGTTCGTTCGCCGTCTATCTGGAGCCGTGGCATGCAGACATTGAAGATTTTCTACGCCTGAAGCTGAATACGGGTGCCGAAGAGGACCGGGCACGTGATCTCTTTTATGGTCTTTGGATCCCTGACGAGTTCATGCAGCGTGTGAAGGAGGGCAAAGACTGGACGCTGATGTGCCCTAACGAGTGCCCTGGTCTAGCAGATGTACACAGTGAAGAGTTTACAGCCTTGTATCGCAAGTATGAGACCGAGGGCAAGGGTCGGAAGACGGTTCCTGCCCAGAAGTTGTGGCAGATGATCTTGGACGCCCAAATTCAGACGGGGACACCGTACTTGTGCTACAAGGATGCGGCCAACGGAAAGTCTAATCAGAAGAATCTGGGAACCATCAAGTCCAGTAATCTGTGCTCCGAGATTATGGAGTACACGGATTTCAACGAGACCGCAGTATGCAACCTGGGCAGCATTTCCCTCACCAAGTTTGTCCGAGAGGATCGGACGTACGATTATGAAGCTCTCCGGCATTACACCGCTATTCTGGCTCGGAATCTGGACATTGTGATTGATCGTAATTACTACCCTACTCCCGAATGCAAGACCTCCAATATGCGCAATCGCCCTATCGGTATTGGTGTACAGGGTCTAGCGGATATCTTTGCAAAGATGAAGATCACGTGGGGTTCTCCCGAGGCTGCAGATGTAAACCGCCGTATCTTTGAGCATATTTACTATGCATCTGTCCACACATCCTACAATATCGCAGTCGACAAGGGATCCTATCCGTCGTTTGCAGGGTCGCCTGCCTCTCAGGGTGTTCTCCAGCCCGATCTGTGGCGTGTGAATCCCTTGTCCGCCGATCTTGACTGGCCGGGTCTTCGCCAGAAGGTGAAGAAGGGTCTGCGCAACTCTCTTTCCATTGCCCTCATGCCCACTGCGTCTACGTCTCAGATTCTGGGGAATAACGAGTGCTTTGAACCCTTTACCAGCAATCTGTATGTCCGCCACGTCTTGGCGGGTGATTTCATTGTGATCAACAAGTACCTCATTTCCGAACTAGTCGATCTTGGTATCTGGACGCCAGAGTTGCGTACAGCCATCATTGCGAATAACGGCAGTGTCCAAAATGTCATTGGAATTCCGATCTCTGTTCAAGAGCGGTACCGTACGGCATGGGAGATTCCGATGAAGACGATTATCGACCTCTCTGCCGACCGTGCCCCGTTCGTGTGCCAGTCACAGTCGTTGAACCTGTTTGTGGCTGATCCGTCGTATGCACGCATTTCCAGTATGCATATGTACGCCTGGCAGAAGGGACTGAAGACGGGGTGTTACTATCTTCGCACCAAGGCGGTCGCGTCAGCCCAAAAATTTACGGTGGAACCTGAGGCTCGTTCCCAGCCCGCCGATTGTCTCACCTGCTCTGCGTAAAATATTCTATCTATTCAAGTATAAACAAAATGAGCGGAACATGGTCATCGTCTGCTGCCCTACCCCTCGGTGCTGCCACTGGCGGTCGCCGCCGCAAGACCGCGAAGGTTGCCGGCCGCCGCCACAAGAAGGGCGGTGATGTCGCCCCTGCCGCCGCTGCCGTTGATGCTGCTACGGAGGAGGCCAAGGCCGCCGCTGCCCCCGCCGTAATGGGTGGCCGCCGCAAGGGTCTGACGCGCAAGGCGAAGAGCGCGAAGAAGGCCGCTGCTGCGTTCAAGAAGCTGTCGAAGAAGTTGATGAAGCTGAAGAAGAAGATGGCGTAAAGACTTACTTACATCATTTTTTAGGTAGAGCAAATGTTCTACCGCTAAAAATGTCGGTTACGATTGTTGTTGTTTGAGACGCTCGCCGATCTTGGAGAGCATTGTGAAAAGATCCTCGGTAAATCCGAAATGGCATCCATTGGGTTCAGTTCCTTTCGGCACTCTGCGGCTAGAGGTGGTTTTCGGATGAACCAAACTCACAATGATTTCCTGAGGCGAAAGTTCCATGCACTGCGACTCCCGTCCCTTAATGAATAAATCACCCTCAGCAATCTTGACATCTTCCGGGAACCCCTTTTCTTCCCAGAACTTTTTAGTATAACACATCGTTGCTTCTGATACCCGCATAGACTGCGGCAGACGCATCGGTGGAACGTTCACAAACGATGTATAGTTCGCAATATCGTAAGACGGTAGAGTTGTGCAGAACGCCGCCTGCTTTTTGGCACGCAACATCATAGAGACTCGGAACAGAATACTGTTGGGAGGATAGATATCGTCATCGTCCATGTGAACAATGATACCGTGTTTTGCGATCTGGGCACCTAGATTACGCTTATACGCAATTGTCTTTCCATCTGTCATGAGAACGTGACGGGCATAGGGAATATGTTTCACAAACTCATCGCACGTATCCTTGCCGTCATCCAGAATGATCCACTCTAACTTCTCCTTTGGGTAGCACTGGGAGTCCACACATCCCGCACATATTTCAATGAATTCAGGGCGATTACGGGTAGGTGTGACTATTGTAACTCCAGGTAGATCCTCTTCGGGAATCGCTGACTTATCGATCGAAAACTCCTCTTCCGTAGAATACGTCTTTAGGAACTCCTGTGTCGCTTTCACCCATGAATCATGACGTTCTACAAAATGTGCATGATTGGATTTACCAATGAGCTTGCGGGTCTTGAACTGTAAAGCCGAATACGTCTCCAGAGCCTTCACACACGCATCAACTGTTGAACGCAGAATAACGCCCATACATTCCGGATGAGGGACCGACTCTGGCTTTTCTTCTACTGCCCAAATAGCCTTGTATCCAAACTCCTTGAACGGTTCAATTTCGTTCAGGAGTAGCACAGCACCGCTAGAGGCCGCCTCGTTCACAGCATGTCCAAACCCTTCTGCTCCCGACAGGCAGATGGAGAGACCACACTCGTCCACCAGCTCATCGTATGCCGTCTGCTTGAGTGTCTCAGAATGTAGAATCACCGTATCTTTGAGTGTATCAGGAAGAGTTACGCTCATACGAGTTCCATCATAAATCACATGAAGTTCGGGAACCTTGATTCCCTGCTCAATTGCCTTGACGTAAGCGTCCACAATCAACTGGGGATGACGGTAAATGTTCTTTCCCGCGAGGTAAAGAGCCTTGTGGAAGTTCTTCTTGTCGGAGGGACGTTTCGCAATGGATGTCCATCCAATGTACTTCACGTTCGGATGGTGCTCCTTAAAGATTTCCACAGCCTCGTGTGTTTTGCACCAAATCTCATCAATGGCATGAAAGTAGGGAATCCATGACTTATATGTCCACTCGGGATTCGGGAGAAAGATGTTCTTTTTTGCGTAGGTGAATAGCGAAGGATTCAGAACTTCCACAAACACATTGTATTCCGCCTCTAGACATTCGGGCTGGGCAATCAGAATACGTCGAAACACCGCCTTCTCATCCACTGAGGCCCAAATACCCTGGAGAATATCGACGTCCTGGGCAAGTCCAGTCTGATTACGGTGGGTAGAAACGAGATTGACTCGCATTATCTCTTAGTGTTTCCGCTGCTTAAATGTTCCTCGTATTTGACGAGGGATGCGGCGTGCAGTCTTTGCACGAAGATTCATGATGGTTAAATACTGTGACCGCGACGGCTTTCCTTTTACACACGGATGAAGTACGATAGGGCGATCAAAGAACCATTCTGTATTCTGCTCTGTCCATGACCAGAATTCAGTATCCTCGAGTTCACGTGCTTCTCCAAGTTTATCAATCACTTTGTCTGTGAACTCTATGCACTGTGTCTTGGTTCCAGCAAACCCATAGGCTATATCAAACAACTCAGAACAGTACTGACCAAAAAAGGGTTCAACCTGACGGGTCGCAGGGTTCCACACAATCTGCTCGCAGGGGCGAAACGAGTCCCACGCAGAATCCCATACGAGAAGCCTGCGTTGATCTTTGGCATAAATGCGGTCTTGAAATTTTATTAGATCGGTCATATTACTACGATACAATCTAAAAGAATAAGTTGAATTCCGCGGATATCACATAATAAACCCTTTGAACTCGGCACTCTTTGTTCCAACAATATGAGGATTGATGGGGCGGCTAATTTGTTCAGGGTACTCCAGAAGTTTGTTGCGGTTGTAGAGGTACATATTGATGGCTCCAAGAATATCATCTACACAGAAGGCGAGAACACGCTCATTCAAATCCTCCAGTTCCTTCCGCTCCTGGCCGGGAACATTCGCCGAGTACTGAAGGTAGTACGAACGCATGATGGTTTTGAGATCGTCAGGACGCTGAGGATCAATCGTGTGTTTCTTGTCGCTCTTCAGCCAGACGCGGTAACGAATCTCGTCCTGGAGATGTTTGATATTTGCCTCTGAGAAGAATGCCTGGTTGACTGGGGTCGCACTGTGAATACGAATGGTGGCCTGCTGCTGGAACGTTGAACCGTACGCTAACTTGGGGCTTTCGTAATGTGTCGAAAAGAGACGAAATGCCTGCGTCGCCTTTGTCTCCTCGTCGGCGAGATTCGGAACGAACCCAGTGTGCTTAGGGGCACCAGGAATCGCTGAATCAATGTAGTAACGATTAATATCATCTCCCTTGGTCGGGTAGAGTTCCCCGTAATGCTGTTGGGCAGCCATTCTTATTATTACTAGTTCGGGATGATTTTCTTGATATTTGTCGGATTTGGTTCCAAGGTGGTGACCTCCAAGACAAACGTTGCCTGTGTATTCAAATTCATCATTGGAATGGGGTAGTCGATAGAGAATGTACGTCTATTCATAAACTCAAGACCAGACTGCGTAACACCCGAATATTGGAGGAAGGATATTTGGGATACAGACTGTAAAACTGAACAAATTGTCGCAACCGCATTGGACATTCCAGCATACCCAGATAACAATTTGGGAACAGCAGTAAAGGATGTTCCGACATCACTGAAGGGAAAGGTGAACGAGGGCTTGAAATCGTTTGAGCTGATTCCGGTGATAAGAAAATTATTGGACATAAGTTGTGCTAGGGCCGACAGCTGTGGTATACACGATACGTCAGAAGCGAACTGAGTCAGAATCGGTGAATAAAACTTTATCTCATCTCCCACCCGAATATCAGTTTTCAAGAATGCATTGGAGTCCGTGAGTCCTCCCGAAACCGTTGTGGTATTCTGTGTTACAAAAAGCTGAACACTACCAATGATTGATGTATCAAATTTCATAGCAACAACATTCAGCCTATCTACCTGCGAAAATGGTATTCCTGCATTGTTGTACACTTGAATATTTGCGTTCGACATTCGAGCGAGCGGTGGATCAAACGTATATGATTCATCTCCCAGCGGATAGTAATCAGAAAACTGAGAAGGAAGCACACTTCCGCCCTCGTACATATTGCGTGTATTCTGGGTAAGAACTGAAAAAGAATTCTGAACAATTTGTGATCCTCCGTAATAATTCCCCTTAATATTCTGAATCGTCATGAGTACATAGGGCTGCATATGGAAGGCGTTTGGATACGCAATACCCCCTGTGAATGCTGTAGCTTGATACGGCTGTGTTCCGCGTACAGGCATAACCGCACGGAGTAGCTTTATATCCGTCACATTGGAGAGAGCAAGCTGGGTTGAGAAAATATAGTCGTTGACTCCATATCGTGAAGCCTGCCTATCTATTCCAATCTGGGCACCTGCTGTGAGTTCAGGATTATGGGTTGGGTAGTAGAAGATTGTTAGGCCAGCACTACCATACGGAATAGGATCTGGAAAATGAAGAGCCTCGCCATTGAGTGTTACAATAGACCATCCATAAGTAGGAGTTACGAGTCCTTGATCTATTGTACTGAAATAGGAAGGGATCTTATCGGAAGGACCAAACCGGATAGGTGTAATATTTGCGATAGTTTGCTGCTGCTTTCCAGCCTGAATTCTTAGAGCACTTCGCGGAGTCTGATAGGCTGCGAGGGGGACTGTAGGATTATTGAAATAATAGGGAACCTGTGGTCCAATGTTTGACATCGGAAGCTGAGTTCCAAACGAAAAAACGTTTGAGTATGCATCTGGCTGGAGAGTCCAGTCCCGCTGAGCAGTATCAATGATAACCATTCGTCTTCGTGTCACCATGTCTGGAGGCTGCTGAACTGGAAGACTCAGCGTATCCATCGTTTCGGGTGCATCCGTAAGTTCCTGAATTGTGGGTTGTAGACTGTTTAACGTTGCTGTAGGTTGAACATTATTCGCAGGGTCTATCTGCAGTCCTGGATTCGCAGTATTCATCAACGCAATTCGCGGATCAAAATCATACTCATTTCGTGCTTCGGCATCTGCGTTAGCGAGAAGAGATCTATAATTAAAAGCAGCATCCGCCATTCTTATCCTTTTAGACGATGAGATTCTCTAAATCTGCGATCCAGAACTGAGAGGGTGTTGTTCCCTCGATCTCAGCAATCCGTGCACGCAGGCGGGCCAGCTCGGCCTCGTGCTTCGCGATATTCTCAAGCGTCATACTGCTGATCGGCAGTTTCAGCAGGTCAGGGATATCCGTCAGCTCGTGCGTCTCCAGAATCCGGACACACTCGGCATGCGGCTTCTTGCGGAGATCAATCACGTGATTGCACATCAGGGTCAGGAACTTGACGACGCTCGTATGCCACGGCAGCTTCGCACGCAGCTCCCGAAGCATAGATTCCTTGCGTACACCGTACAGGGCCAGACGAGTATGCGCATACTCCTCCAGAATCTCGTTCATCGTCGTGTACTTGGTGATGTTACCCCGTGAATTGAAGGCGTGCATATTCGTGGTCTTGATCTTGCTGATCAGACCCAGCTTCTTTGCCGCCTCTGCAATCGGCATATCGTCCTTGAGCACAATCTCAAAGTTCACGTCCATGTCCGTCGACGTGTCCGTGTAATCCTTGACGAAATCCTTCTTCTCACACAGAGAGTCCAGATACTCCTTGAAATCCGACGTCCAGTACTCAATCGGCAGGTCCTGGACTGAAATTGTCTTTGTCTTAGCATTGTACGAATACTTACCGTTGATCTCGTACCCGTCCGTGCACGGCATGATCGTGCCCCTGAACCCGCGGTACCACGGAGGCAGATCCACCTTCTTCAGAATCTCTTTGTCCTCGCCCTTCAGCCAGCGAAGCAGCGTGTTCTTCAGCGCCACGGGATTGTACGATGGGATGAAGGTCGAGTACCCCGTACCAATACCGCGAGCACCGTTCACCAGCAGCATCGGCAGCACGGGCGCATACCACTCAGGCTCCACCGACAGCCCGTCGTCGTCCCGATACTTCAGGCACGGTAGGTCGTCGGCGGGAACCAGATCTTTCATGAACGGCTGGAGGTACGTGAAGATGTATCGGGAGGCGGCCGAATCCTTTCCACCCTGGAGTCGCGTACCGAACTGGCCCTTGGGGACCAGCCACGGCAGGTTGTTGGAGCCCACGAAATCTTGGGCCATGCCGATAATCGTTTCATTCAGCGACATCTCGCCGTGATGGTAGCCAGCATGCTCCGAGACATACCCCGCTAGCTGTGCAACCTTGACTTTGGACGTGAGATTACGCTTGAGGCAGCCAAACAGAATCTTACGCTGCGATGTCTTGAGCCCGTCCATCATGCTGGGGATGGACCGTTCCAGATTGTAGTGACTGAAGTGAATCAGATCACGGTTCACGAACTCCGCATACGCCAGCGTCTTGTCCGCCCGCGGAATCACGATATCTTCCGCACGATGTCCCTGCAGCCACGTCTTGCGATCGTCCGCCCGAGCCTTGTTGAACGCCAGATCAATTGCCGCTGAATCGGCATCGGCCGTGTAGCGAAACTGCGTCACATTCATCTCCTTGAAATACTCCTGGGCCTCCTCGCGCGTCGAAGTGCCCAGACCCTTGTAATACTGGATCGCCCAGCCACGACCCGCCTCACCCGATGTCTTCCACTGGTCGTAGTCAAACTGCGTGTAGAAGATGCGCGTCTCCTTGCCCTTGGTCGCCTTCACAATGGGCGTGGCCATGTACGTCAGAAACCCAGGGATCTTGAACAGCTCCGTCCACAGCTCGTGGAACAGATTGATCAGAAGACCACGGATGTGCGAGCCATCGTAATCTTGGTCCGTCATGATGAGGATGCGGCCGTACCGCAGGCTCCCCAGATTCTCGTAGGTCTTGCCCGACTCCAGGCCAACAATCTTCTTCAGCTCGGCGATCTCCTTCGCCAACTCGATCTTGGACCCCGACGTGTCCTTCACGTTCATGATTTTGCCCCGCAGAGGGAACACTCCGAAAGTTTGGCGTTGAGCCTTTGTAAGGCCGCTGAGAGCCATCGCCTTGGCGGAGTCGCCCTCAGTGAGGATGAGAGTGCACT